TGCTTCTAATATGTATTCTTCGCTTAATTGTAGATACTCAGACAATTCATACAAGTTACGTACGCCATAATTGTAAGCTTCTACAATTTCACGTAACGGGACTGCTGAGATAAAGCCGTGTCTACGTGCGTAATTTTCGAACTTGCGATTGTTGAACTTCGATTGGTCTAAAATGTTGCCATACGTCAACTTGTGGTGGGCAAGTTCTTCGTATAACACTTCGGCTTTACGCCTTTCGGATAAATTTTTATTAATTAAAATAACTCCATTGTCATAGAGACCCTCAAAATTACCTAAAGACTTCCCATCATCAATTGGTATCTCTTTGTTTTCAATAACCATCTTTTCGTATAAATACATACAATAACCCCTTACTGATTTCGATGTGCTTTTCTAACTAACTCCGCATACTTTCTAATTTCAATTAATTCTTCCTCTGTAAAATCTCCATCTAAGTGCGCGGCGATAGTATCTTGTTTTGTAGATTCTTCGCGTTCAGCAAATCCTAATAAATATTCTGTTTTTATTCCAAGTACTTTCGCAAAATCTTCAGCGCGATTCAATGGGAACTCTCTAGTTAAATTTAAATATCTTGATACTGCTGATTTTGCTACACCTACACGACGAGCTAATTCACTTAGTGACATATTTTGTTCTTTCATTGATGTTTTAATTATTGTAATTATTTCATCATTAGTTCTCATTTCTTGTATCTCCTGAATTGAATATTTGTTCTTATTTGTGAACGATTTGATTATAACACCGTTCCCAAAAGAATACAATATATAAGAAAGAAAAAACTTTTTGAATTTTTTTAAGTAAAAAGTGTTGACGAACGAGAACGTAAATGGTAAATTGTAATTAGTTCTCAAACGAGAACGATAGGAGGTGTAAACGTGGTACTAAATTTAAAAAGATTGAGAGCGGAAAGAATAGCTTGTGGTATTACGCAAGATGAAATGGCTCACAAAATGGGGTGGAAAACAAGAACGCCTTATGCAAAGAGAGAAAATGGAATAGTAGATATTGGAGCGAATGAATTTATTAAAATGGCAAAAATATTAGGTTATGAAACAAATAACCTAGATATTTTTTTTACAAATAACGTTCCCAGAAAAGAACGTAAAAACATCTTAAAAGGAGGTGAATTAAATGTCTAGAACAAAATTGCATGATGTACCAGCTAAAAAAAATACAATTACAGAACCAAAGCAAGTTGTAGTGAATCCTTTGTTTGCGAAACCTAATGCACTAGCTAGTATTTTTGGAATTTCATATAGTTCGGTGAATCGCATTTTAAAAGAATGGGAAAAAGATTCTAAAGGTGTTGATGATTTATATTACTCGTTATCATCAACAATGATTGTTATAAGTATTCCACGATTCGAGGAGTACATGAAGGCACGTCATAAAAAATGGATGTAGGAGGCAAGGCAATGAAAATGTATTTAGCTTATATCTGCTTAGTTTCATTGTTAACAATTTTATTACTAGCAATATCTAACATGTATGTCGCTTTTAGCGTTTATGCTTGGCTAATAACTTTAGGATGTAATTTAACAGGAGGATTAGAAAATGAATAATGAACAAAAAGAAGTAATAGAACACTTGGTTTATCAACTTGAGTTAAGTGTCATGAATAATTTGGAAAGTTACGAACACACAGAATATGTTAATGGTATTGAAGTGGTTTCAGAGATCAGTCGTGAAAAGCACTTAGAATTGATAATGAAATGGTGCGCACAAGAATTAAAGAATAATTTTCAATTAGAGAAAGGAGAATAAAAATGAATTGGGAAATTAAAGATTTAATGTGTGACATTGAAGTGATAAAACAAAAAATTAATGATGTAGCTACCAAACATGCTTGGTTTGTTGAAGATAGATTTGTAAAAAATGAATTAGAAACAAAACGGGAACATATTAATTTTTCTGCTAGCTATTTAGAACATCGTATACAAAATGAACATACAGTTGAGTTATTACATGTGTACTTAAAAGAATTCAGTGAACTTATACAAAAATTTCATGAAATAGAAAAAGCGTCATCAGAGAACTTTGACGAGGAATCAGATGACGCAAAGAATTCAATAAAAGTAGCAGAGTAATTTAGAAATTACACATTCTTATTATAACATCTTTACTCTGTTGTTTCATTAGAGGTGCAAAAAATGAATGAAATTAAATTGAAATATGATACGCAAGTTTCGGTGGTACATTATGAAAGTTTAGACTCACGTTCATTTAAGAGCTTTTCAATGCCTAAATGGAGTAAGTTGGTTAATAAACTGTCTGTGCCTATAGAAGCAAATTATAAGTATGCACGTGGTGTTGCTGTATATGGTGATATTAAAGACAATACAAATGATCATGGTGAAATTATCAAAAAGCATCGAAACGATAAAAATGTCATATATAGAAATGTGATTGTACTTGATTACGATGAAATAAATGATGTAAAACAACTACATGACGCAATCAGCTCAGTTTTAAGCAGTGTTGCATGGTATTGGCACACATCGTTTAGCCATACAACTGAACAAGCTAGAATACGCTTGTATATCCCTCTAAATGAGCGAATAAGTGCAGATGATTATCGTAAATATACAAAAGTATTAGCAAATAAAATTGGCCATAAAGTGGATGAAGGTTCGTATCAGCCAAGTAGATGTTTTGCGTTACCAGTTATTCAAAAAGGACACATATTTATTAAGCGAGTGAATGACTGTCCAATTATGGATGTTGATATGCTCGAACAGTGGTCAAAGGAGTATAAACAATCAAATGGTAGTCCTAATATCAAAGGGTACACACGACGTGATAGTGCGTATTGGCGAGATATAGCTTTTGGTGTAAGTGAGGGAGAGCGCAATTCAACATTGGCTTCAATTACAGGTTATCTTTTGCGTAGGTATGTAGATCCAAACTTAGTTTATGGGTTAGTGAGTGCGTGGGCGAGTGTATGCAAACCACCTATTAATCAAAGTGAAGTAAATAATACTTTTAAAAGTATTTTGAAAAAAGATAGTAAAAACAGTTAGAAATGGAGGTTTTTGTTTGGAAGATGTTACAAACGAAGAAGTATTTGAAATGATTGATAGCAGAACCGGTGTTTTAAATGCTAATGATTGGAAAAGTCAATTAAGGCGTTCTGCTACTACACAAGCATTGAAAAAAACGACTACAAATGCTGAAATCATATTGTGTAATGATGAGAGTTTAAAAGGGCTAGTACAATATGACGCTTTTGAAAAAGTAACCAAACTGAAACGTCTACCGTATTGGAGGTCAAAAGGAGATACGAATTATTATTGGGCTGATATAGATACCACACATGTGATTTCACATATTGATAAATTGTATAATGTGCAGTTTAGCCGTGATCTTATTGATACTGTAATTGAAAAGGAAGCTTATCAAAATAGATTTCACCCTATTAAATCGATGATTGAATCTAAATCATGGGACGGAATCAAAAGAATTGAAACGCTCTTCATTGATTATTTAGGTGCTGAAGATAACCACTATAATAGAGAAGTTACAAAAAAATGGATGATGGGCGCAGTTGCTAGAATCTATCAGCCAGGTATTAAATATGATTCCATGATTATTTTATATGGTGGTCAAGGTGTTGGAAAATCTACGGCAGTGAGTAAATTGGGAGGTCATTGGTATAACCAAAGTATTAAAACGTTTAAAGGTGATGAGGTCTATAAGAAATTGCAGGGTTCTTGGATATGTGAAATTGAAGAACTGTCGGCATTTCAAAAGTCTACTATTGAAGATATTAAGGGGTTTATAAGTGCTATTGTAGATATTTATAGAGCTTCGTATGGTAAACGAACAGAGCGTCATCCTAGACAGTGTGTGTTTGTAGGGACAACCAATAACTATGAGTTTTTAAAAGACCAAACAGGCAATCGTCGTTTTTTCCCTATTACGACAGATAAAAATAAAGCAACTAAAAGCCCGTTTGACGATCTAACACCAGATGTTGTGCAACAAATGTTTGCTGAAGCTAAAGTATATTTTGATGAGGATCCGACGGATAAAGCATTGTTATTAGATAAAGAAGCGAGTGAGATGGCTTTAAAAGTCCAAGAAGCTCATTCTGAAAAAGATGCTTTAGTTGGAGAAATAGAAGAATTCCTTGAACGTCCTATTCCGTCAGACTATTGGTATAGAACGTTAGAAGAAAAAAGAGTGTCTGCGCATGATGTTATAGACCAAGACTATATTAAATTATATGGTGATGGTAAATTGATTGAATTACCGAATACAAAACCAGGTGCTTATGTATGGCGTGACAAGGTATGTAGCATGGAAATTTGGAAAGTGATGATGAAACGAGATGACCAACCACAACAACACCATTTAAGAAAAATTGATAAAGCGTTAAGAAATACAAATTATTGTGACACTGTGAAAAAGCAAACGCGATATGGTGAAGGTATTGGTAAGCAATATGGCTTTAGTGTAGATTTAGCTTCTTATTATAAGAATCTTAAAGTTTAAACATCTTATTTTTAGGACAGTAAGACACTTATAAGACAAGTTTAAGACACCCGCAATCCCTTGTGGCAGTATATGCCACGCTATAAGTGTCTTGGTGTCTTGATGGTTTTTAGGGTAAAGTTTTACAGAAATTATTTACACAATATACAAAATATATAAATGTAGGTCGTAAACAGTGAGACAGTGAGACAGATTAAGTGAAGCCCTTGAGGGAGTAAGCGTAAAAAGAAATTCATAAGTGTCTTGAATTGCAATTCGAATAAGACAGTGGGACACCTATCAAAAATTAGGAGGAAGAAAATGAATAAAAATCAATTAAAGTCAGAAATTTTAGAATATATAAAGGCGCATGCTGGTACATCATTTGTAGAAATAGAACGTGTATTTGAAGAAAATAACTTTGATTATAAAGGTGACGGCGCATATACAAGTGGTCAACATCCCAATGTTGTGTTTTGGATTGGGTGGAATCAAGAAGCGTTTGATGTTATCGCTGAACTTAAAAAAGACAGACGTATTGAGATGGATATTTGTGAGCCAATTGTTTATATGGTTGATGGTAAAGGTTTGGATTTGCCTATTGTAAGGTCGAAAAACATTAAAACAGATCATTGGCTACCTGTCACGTTTACTATTAGTAAGAAAGAAACGGAGTGTGTCTAATATGAATGATAAAGAGAAAATTTATAATCAACTTCATCATGATGCACCAATTCAAATTATGCCAGCACCCGAAAATTTATTTGTCGAATATATAGAAGATGGCGAAGTGTGGTATTCACCAGTTGTATGTATAGCTTTAAGTAAAGCCCATAATATTAATTTTTATGACAGTGATGATGTGGGGTGCATCGATAAAGCAGCCACATGTAGCATTAAAAAATTTAATCCTGAGACAGGTGAGTTTGAACAATTCAGCAAAATGGCTCAAAAGGAGATAACACAATGAACATAGAAACTATCGTAAATGAATTTGAAACACGAGCAGGCACGTTACTAAGGTACTACACAGGATTATTAGAACGTAGTAAAGTGCAACCGTGTTGCTTTAAGTTATACAATGATCCATTTGATATGGTATACGTGATGATGAATAGTAAGTTGTTTAGTCATGTATATATTAAAGATTGTAAAGTAAGGCAATCATTTGAATTAGCGTCACCTAAGCACACTGAGGGGCTTATAAGAAGCATAGAGGGGCATTATGTAGGTTATGAATTACATGACGGTAAACAGCTTTCTATTAGCGATATGATGGCCAGTCAATTGTTTGAAGATGAGTATTTTATGTATGGATTACAAACATATGCAGAATCAAATAATAGTGATGTGTTTAAGTGCTTAGAAAATGGATTTGATACAGATACACTTGAGGGCATTCAATCGAGTAATACTGATGTGATAGCGAATATTGAAATGTTGTATCAGTTAGCTACGGGAATCAATGAACCAGTACCAGAGTTAGTTGAGGGGTTAAAATTAGTAACTGAGTTTGTACAAGATGAGAATGCGACACAAGAGGATTACAAGGCGTTAGAACGTAAATTGAATGATCTAAAAGCGTCTTACTATAGCTTGAGTAAATAATGTTATGAGGGGTCGCATGTAGTGTGTGGCTCCTAATAAAATACTACGATTTTATACGAGGTATAGCAGTTTAAAATGGTTGAGGTACAGAACTTTAAAAAAGTATAAAACGTTGATATTAAGCTATTTTATGGCTTTGAAAATAATAAGGTTATATAAAGGTGCTAGCTTTTAAAATCGGAAGGTATACAGTCTTTGAGAATTGAAAAAATGGCAAGATTTGTGCAAGGTGTGCGAACTTTGTTAACGCTAATACAAGCTAAAGTTTGTGTTTTTGGTATAGGCCTAAAAGTTAAGTTTGTTCGTAATTTGTTCGCTCTGTTTTATCGAACTTAAGTTCTGTATTTGAATGATCTAAAAGGCTCCTTATTAATTTTATAACGTTGTTTTATAAGTGTTATATGAGATAGGCTAAACAACTGACAAAGCGTGCTATAAAGCGAACGTAAGTTTGTTTTAGGTCAGTGAAAATGGTATAATTTAGGTATGAAATAATTAAAAGAAAGAGGTGTAGAAATGCAAAGTATCGCAGAAAAAGAGACGTATCATTTACCCACCGAACACCTGCAAGTTTTCAATGTGATAAAAAATACGTCCAATAAATATATTACTAAAACTAAAATCTTAAATCAATTGGGATGTGAATATAATTCAAGCAATGAACGATGGTTACGAAGAGTAATCAATTCATTAGTATATGATTATGGCTATCCTATCGGGTGCAGTTATAAACCTAGTGAACGTGGTTATTACATCATTACGACAGAACAAGAAAAGCAACAAGCGATGAGAAGTATTAAGAAATTAGCTGATGGCAGTATGAAACGCTATGAAGCTTTGAAACGAATTAAAGTGTAAAGGGGATAAAAATGAAAACTGAATCGTACTTTAAAGAATACAACCAATTTGTAATAGATCAACAAAAGGCTATACAAGAATTGAAACAAGAGCGTAATGCATTGGAGAGTAAAATAAAGATAGATAAGTCCACATATAAACAGTTAATCATGGATGGACAAGATGATAAAGCAGATAACCTATATCAAGCAACAGATGCTGATGAAAAGAAACTAAAAGCACTTAATAAACGCTTAGAGACAAAGAAAAGTGTGTCGAAAGAAGTTAAATATCAAAAGACAATTGAATTATTAAAACATCAAAGCGAGTTGTCATCATTATACGAATCAGAAAAGCAATCAGCTTTAGGTAAATTAAAAAAAGTAGTCGATGCATATAATGAGATCATTGATGAAATAGAAGATATTAATGATAGATATGAAGATGAGCATCAGCAATATGCGAGTATTTATAGTCAAGAACAATTATATGATGATAAAGAGGCTAGGGAAGCATTGAATGGCTACTTTAGAGAAAATATATTTACATCATATATTAATGGTAATGATTTGCCATACGAACACAATAACAAGTTGTTTTTAAAACGTTAAAAAGAAAGGGTAATTAAATGGAAACAAAATGCGAGTTAAATAATACTAAAAAGGTCGCAAATGCATTTGGTTTAAATGAAGAAGATACAAATCTATTAATAAATGCAGTTGATTTGGATATTAAAAACAATATGCAGGAGATTTCAAGTGAGTTACAACAATCAGAACAGTCTAAGCAAAAGCAATTAGGTACAACGCTACAAAATTTAGCTAAGCAAAACAGGATTATTAAATAGCAATGATTGCCTATCCAATTCGGGTAGGCTCTGTTTATAGGGGTGAATAAATGAAACTGCTTAAAACGAAGAATTGTTTATATTATCGTAATGGCGACAATAAACTATCTGAGTATCAACTATTAACGCAATTTAACCCAGCATTTATTAATAAAAAAATTAAGATGTGTGAATTCCAAATTGAAAGTATGTACCATATGAGTGCGTCGACCACAACATGTGATGAAATAATGGGGGTCGTGTCTGTCTCATATCCGATTGAAAAATTAGTTATCAAAATTATTGAAACAAAAGCAGGGTTACAAAACTATAAAAATAGATCTATAAATAATATGGCGTTGTTGAAAAAGGTACTAAATCATTATACAGAAAAAGAGCAGAAGCAAGTTGTAAAATATATGCGTTCAAATGGACGATATAAGCCCTACAACGTCATTGAACGCTTACAAGTTGATTTGTATCAAGCAAGTATTAAACAACGTTCAGAACGTCAAAAACAAAGAAATACAGCAATTGAAAACAGTAAGATTGCACGAGTAAATGCATATCACCAATCTTCATATGTAAAAGTGGTGTAACAATGGATAAAAAGCAAATAAAAGACTTCGTTTGTGATTATCATAAGCGAACTAGAAGTGATGTGTTGATAGATGATGAAATAAATACCGATGAATTCTTTTCAATAGGTGATGAAAATTCCAATGAATGGATGGCAGACGATAACATTGATGATCATATTGTAAAGAATCACTTAGAAATCATTGTTGACCGAGTAGCTAATGATAAAGAGTTTTATATTTTCGATTCTTTAATACAAGGACGTAGTTTTAAAGATATTAGTAATGTCTTAGAGTGTTCAGAACAATCTGTAAGATTATGGTATGAAACCTTATTAGATAAAATTGTGGAGGTGATAGAATGAGTGAGTTAACGGCAAAACAAGCGCGTTTTGTGAATGAGTATATAAGAACACTTAATGTAACACAAAGTGCCATAAAAGCAGGCTATAGCGCAAATAGCGCACATGTGACAGGGTGTAGGTTATTGAAGAAGCCACACATCAAGCAATATATACAAGAACAAAAAGATAAGATTATAGATGAGAATGTATTAACCGCAAAAGAGTTACTACATGTGCTTACGAATGCGGCAGTCGGTGATGAAACAGAAACGAAAGAAGTTGTAGTCAAGCGTGGAGAATATAAAGAGAATCCAAAAAGTGGCAAAGTACAATTAGTCTATAATGAACATGTTGAACTGATAGAGGTACCAATAAAACCTAGTGATCGTTTAAAAGCTCGTGATATGTTGGGTAAATACCATAAGTTATTTACAGATAAGCATGATATTAACGGGAATGTGCCTATATTCATTAACATTGGTGAATGGGATGGCGATGATGAGGAATTAGATAAGGCAGTGAAAGATGTATCTAACGCTAATCCTAATCATACTGTGATTGTGGATGATATTCCGTTAGAGGATTGAGGAGATTGAAGCAACGCTTAATTGTGCTATATAGTGTTCATAACATTATACAGTCATAAAATTAGAACTAGGTAGAAAAATAATTATGAGAAAACACTATGTTGTTAAAGATGTTTTCGTATATAAGTTTAGGTGATGTATAGTTATTTAATTTTAAAAGCATAACTTAATTAATATAAATAACATGAGATTATTAAATATAATTAAGTTTCTTTTAATGTTTTTTTAATTGAATATTTAAGATTATAACATATATTTAAAGTGTATCTAGATACTTTTTGGGAATGTTGGATAAAGGAGATAAAAAATGTATAAGAGATTATTTATTTCACATGTAATTTTGATATTCGCACTGATATTAGTTATTTCTACACCCAACGTTTTAGCAGAGAGTCAACCAGATCCTAAACCAGATGAGTTGCACAAATCGAGTAAATTCACTGGTTTGATGGAAAATATGAAAGTTTTGTATGATGATAATCATGTATCAGCAATAAACGTTAAATCTATAGATCAATTTCTATACTTTGACTTAATATATTCTATTAAGGACACTAAGTTAGGGAATTATGATAATGTTCGAGTCGAATTTAAAAACAAAGATTTAGCTGATAAATACAAAGATAAATACGTAGATGTGTTTGGAGCTAATTATTATTATCAATGTTATTTTTCTAAAAAAACGAATGATATTAATTCGCATCAAACTGACAAACGAAAAACTTGTATGTATGGTGGTGTAACTGAGCATAATGGAAACCAATTAGATAAATATAGAAGTATTACTGTTCGGGTATTTGAAGATGGTAAAAATTTATTATCTTTTGACGTACAAACTAATAAGAAAAAGGTGACTGCTCAAGAATTAGATTACCTAACTCGTCACTATTTGGTGAAAAATAAAAAACTCTATGAATTTAACAACTCGCCTTATGAAACGGGATATATTAAATTTATAGAAAATGAGAATAGCTTTTGGTATGACATGATGCCTGCACCAGGAGATAAATTTGACCAATCTAAATATTTAATGATGTACAATGACAATAAAATGGTTGATTCTAAAGATGTGAAGATTGAAGTTTATCTTACGACAAAGAAAAAGTGAAATTATATTTTAGAAAAGTAAATATGAAGAGTTAGTAATTAAGGCAGGCACTTATAGAGTACCTGCCTTTTCTAATATTATTTAGTTATAGTTATTTTTGTTATATCTCTCTGATTTAGCATTAACCCCTTGTTGCCATTATAGTTTTCACCAACTTTAGCTGAAATTGGGGGATCATTTTTATCTTTACTATGGATAGTTACTGTGTCGCCGTTTTTAACGATTTGTTTCTCTTTTAATTTGTCAGTTAATTTTTTCCATGCATCATTTGCGTCAAACCTATTTCCATTTGGATTTATTCTTGACAAATCAATTCTTTTAACACTATCGGTATTAATCGGCTTGTTATTAAAATTACTAAGTTCATCTAAATCAGCTGTACCCGTAATACTACTTTCGCCACCATTATTTAAATTGTACGTAACACCAACTGTCTCATTTGCTGTTTTATCGATAATATTTGCTTCTTTCAAAGCATCTCTTACATTTTTCCATAAGTCTCTATCTGTTATTTCAGAAGCCTTTGCAACGTTATTAATACCATTATAATTTGAAGAAGAATGAAAACCTGAACCTACTGTTGTTAAAACTAAAGCACTTGCTATCAATGTTCTTGTTAATAGTTTTTTATTCATTTTATTTTCTCCTATAACTTATTTGCAATCGATTACAAAGTAATTTTACAATAATTATTTATGTGAATCAATTAAATAATTATTAACAAATATATAAAAATTTATCATTAAAATATAATAATTTTGAGCTAGAAATATTCGTCATCTATGCTATAATCGTTTTAGACACAGCAATGTGTTCAAATTTTCATCTATTCGTAAGTTAGCCTTCGGGCTGACTTTTTATTTCCATTATTCACATGTTAATCTTGTTGTTATTTAGGCAGGTACTTCGGTACTTGCCTATTTTTTTATGCAAATTAAAAAACACTCGCTTAATAAACACTTGTTTAGTATAATTATATTTGTAGGTTAGTTGATGACTTACAAATTATGCGTAAGGAGGTGAAAAGCCTCATGCTAGACATAATAAAAACACTTCTAGAACATCAAGTATTGGCAGTACTGATAATTCCAGAAGTGTTAAAACAACTTAGAGAATGGCATCTCGGCTACCTAGACCGAAAGCCAAACAACAAAGATTAACATTATGCTTGGAGCCTGATGGCTCCTCCTTACACTTATATAATATAATATTATTTGGAGGTTTTCAATTATGACAGAACGAATGTATTTATTATTGTTTTTATTAAGCCTACCATTGTTATTATTTATCGGGAGAAAAACACATTTTTATTGTTTAGATAAAAAGAATGGATGTAGATAATATGAGTGATTATAAATTAAAAATAATTGAATTGATCAAAAGTGATATAACAGGTTACCAAATTCACAAACAAACTGGCGTAGCGCAATATGTAATTTCACAATTAAGACAAGGAAAGCGCGAAGTAGATAACTTAACTTTAAATACAACTGAAAAACTATACAGTTACGCACGACAAGTGTTATAA